CTCCATTTGCTGACGCTATTGAAGAAGCGGTTGACTTTGTTCGTCCTACTGCTGGACGTCGCTATTTGATTGTTAAAGCGGAAGACCGCAGAGCCTTGTTAGATGAGCTACGCCAAGCGACTGCAAATGCTAACGTTCGTATTAAAAATGATGACGCTGAAATTGCTTCAGAAGTTGGAGTAGATGAAATCATTGTTTATACAGGTACAAAGGCTGTTAAACCTACTGTATTAGTAGACCAAAAATATCACATTGATATGCAAGACCTTACTAAAGTTGATGCCTTTGAATGGAAAACTAATAGCAACATGATTTTGGTTGAAACACTAACAAGCGGACATGTTGAGACTTATAATGCTGGTGCAGTAATTACAGTAGCATAATAATAAAATGGAGGAAGTAAATGATAGATTATATTAAAGTCTATTGTGGTATTCCGATTTTAGTAACAGCTTATGATGGTAAACTTATCTTATTCCGTTCAATAGCTATTAAATTGCTAGAAAAAAATGGTATTAAAGCTGACGAAACAAGTGTATTAGTGAAAGAATTTATCTCTTGTTATTGTCGGCTTAATATTGTTGATGAACCAGCTGAACAATGGCGAAATGCTGAAATGAAACGTTTGTATTCTTTACAAGAGTTAATGTATTATGGAGGTATTTAATGATATTCTCACAAGTTACATTACAGGTAGAAACGACTGTTAAGAAGAAGAACGGTGCAGAAGCTAATGTTATAAAGCCTATCGTTTTACCAGCAGTTAAACAGAGAATTAGTCAGTTAAGACTTGATGAGTTTTCTATGATTGGACTAGGTAAAAATGTAAGATATGAGCTTAACGGAATCGGAGAAATGGAAGACTTGATTTTCAACTATTTCTTAGACGAAAAAGGCGTAACTTTCAAGCGTACAACATGGGAAAGAGACCCTAAGAATAACAAGATGTTTTTAGAGGGGGTCGTAAGCAATGGAATTTGATTCTTACATAGATTGGTATAACAATTTACTTACAATGCCTTTAAATGACGTTATTTTAGGCGTTAAGGACACGATACAAGACAAGACGGTATATTTGTCACTTAGTGACTCAAAGGTCATTAAAATGGATAATACGAGCTTTGTCATGGGTTACTATTATCAAGTTGTTTTATCTGTTAAAGATGTTGACGATAAACTTGTAGGACTAGTCGGAGATGTTTTGCGAAACGGTTGGAATATGACAAACTGGTCAGAGAATAGCCATTTGTACAATTATACTGGAAGTGTTTATTTGCCTTGTGGTGCAGGTGGTCAACCATGGCAATGAATTCACTTAATACATCAATCATAGCTAAAGAAATGCAAACTAAAGTAACAGAACGCATGGGCGATTGGTTTGAAGCAGAGTTTAAGGCTAAGGCAAATGCTGCAAGCCGAAGAACTAGATTAATCAGAAGTCACGGTCATACCTATACTTATGCCAGATATCAAAATACTGGGGAATTGTCAAGAAACTTAAAGCAAGTTAAAAAAGGCGATAAAGTAGTAGTTGATGCAGGGACTAGAGCTAATTATACTAGTGGTTATCATGGTATGTATTTCTTGGTTGAAAAAAAAGGTATGGAAGACGTTAAAACAACATTGAAAAAAGGCGCTAATTATGCTAATTCAATGAAATTATAAAAGTAGAAAGTGGCTTAATTACATTTGATTGAAATTAACAATAATGGTATTTTTTAATGAGTTTAGATAATTTTAGAAATAGAACGATTATATGGGATACAGTTAATAAAGATTTCCCCCAACCAATACAAGCAATGCAAGGCGATGTCAATGCTAGAACAGTATTAATTAAAATAGTTGATAATGGAGTTGAAACTGACTTAACTGGTCATTCGTTAAAACTTACATATCAATACACTAATAGTAGTAATTCTGGTTTTGTTATGATTCCTCCTAAGGACTTAGCTAAGGGAGAATTTATTTTGGTGATTCCTACTGAAATGACAACAACTGGAGTTATCGAGGCAAATTTAATTCTTCTCAACGAAAGTTTAGAGCAAGTTATCGTCAGTAAAAGTCTTACATTTATATCAGATAATTCCACAGTTACAAATTTAGCTCAAGAAGTAAATAATAAGATTGATGATTTTACAAAATTATTATTGGAAAATATGCCACAAGTGTTGCGCAGTGAGTTGAATGACTTACATGCTCAAACTGAATCAAACAAGAGCAATGTTGAGCTTAAAGCAAATTTAGCTGATATGACTAGCTTACAAAGCGCAATGACAGACCTAAAAAATGAAGTAGAAGCATTTGGTATTAGTCCTGAAAATTTAGTTACTATAAAATCGCTATTAGACGCAATCGCAAGTAACGCCAGTGAATCTGAAGTAGTTGAACTAATAAATTCAGTAAAGGTTTTAACAAGTAATATTTCTCTAATGAGCAATGGAGATTACTCTCCTAAAGCTAATCAAACTGATTTAGAAAGTTTACGGCATACTGTTAATAATCAATCAGCAACCATTTCAGCAAAAGCCAATCAAACGGATTTAGACAACTTACAAGCTACTGTTGATAAACAAGGTGTTGCAATTTCAACAAAAGCTGAACAATCAGAGTTATCAATCACAAATAAAAATGTAACAACTGCCCAAGAAACAGCAAATAAAGCTGAAAGTGAAGCCAAAAATGCAATGGCAAAGGCTACCGAAGCACAAGCGAACAGTTTACCACTTAATGGAAAAGCTGTTAGTGCAATTAAACTGGAAACACCTAGAAAACTCCAAGTAAATCTTCAATCCTCATCATTTCAATACTTTGACGGGACTGCTGACGCAACTAATATTGGAGTTTCAGGGGTGCTTCCTATTGCACATGGAGGTACGTCAACAAGTGACGGAGTTATAAATACAACAGCTTATGCCAACAGCGCAGACGGTACGGACGGTTTCACGACTGTTTATCCTAATTTGAATTTATTTCTTGATTCTCAGAACCAATTAAAAAGCGGGGCGTGGTATACGGCAAACACAGCCTGGACGCCGGAATGGGGAACTTATCTGGGGTCAAGAATATATCGTACTCCACACGAATGGGATAATGTCAGATATAGCTATAAAGACCTATTAGACCGCGGTGTCATTAACACCACAGACGATTTTACCTATTCTGTTTACTTTAGAGTAGTTGGAGAAGACCCCGCAGGTATGTCATATTCCTCTATCAAATTTATATCAGAAGCCACTACAAAAAACGGGGATACAGTTGCGCAACTAACCAGCTTAAAAGAAGGTCAGTGGACACGAATAGTAGTTACTTTTAAGTTTAATGGCGCTAAATATGACCCAGCCCACCCATGGGCCACTACTCTACGTGTAGAAGCGACAGCACCGACAAGAGTAAAGGGTGCGTACTATGAGTTTGCAGCGCCCAAGCTTGAGCGAGGTAGTATTGCAACTCCATACATGCCAGCAGCTGGCGAAGTCACAATAAATGACTATCCGAAGTATGTAGGGTTTAGTAATAGCATTAAACCTAATAAGAAAAGTTCTGATTACAACTGGTTACCAATGGGGTTAGTATCAATTGATAGCGCTACTGGATTGCTTAAACCTGCGGTTATAGGTATAGATTGCGCTGAAGCACACCCAGTTGGCTCAGTAGTCACAAATACTTCAAGTTCATCATCAGGATATTCCACAGGCAAATGGGAAAACATCGGTTCAGCAGTAATCGGTTCAACAACAATATATTATTGGAAACGTACTGCATAAAAAAATAAAAAGGAAAATAAAAAATGAAATTAGATTATAACTCACGTGAGATTTTCTTTGGTAATGAAGCTCTAATCGTAGCTGATATGGCTAAGGGAAGCAACGGAAAACCAGAGTTCACTAACCATAAAATTGTAACTGGTTTAGTATCAGTTGGCTCAATGGAAGACCAAGCGGAAACTAACAGCTATCCAGCTGATGACGTACCAGACCATGGAGTGAAAAAAGGGGCTACCTTACTTCAAGGGGAAATGGTATTTATCCAAACAGACCAAGCGCTTAAAGAAGATATTTTAGGTCAACAAAGAACAGCGAATGGTTTGGGTTGGTCTCCTACTGGTAATTGGAAAACGAAATGTGTTCAGTACCTTATTAAAGGGCGCAAACGTGATAAAGTTACAGGAGAGTTTATTGACGGTTACCGTGTAGTCGTTTATCCAAATTTGAGACCAACAGCAGAAGCAACAAAAGAATCAGAAACAGAATCAGTAGACGGCGTAGATCCTATTCAATGGACTTTGGCAGTACAGGCAACTGATTCAGATATTTATTTGAATAATGGCAAAAAAGTTCCTGCTATTGAATATGAAATTTGGGGAGACCAAGCAAAAGACTTCGCTAAGAAAATGGAAGCTGGTTTATTCATCATGCAACCTGATACAGTGTTAACTGGCAAAGCTGTTTAATAAATAAGTGAAGGGATATAAAATAAAATGGCAAAACAATTGAGTACAGCACGTAAATTTAAAATGATTACAGGTAAAGACCTTTTTCAGCAACAAAAGGCAATGGATACAGAGCTTAAAAAAGAAGATGGAGAAATTACAGATGTAATGGAATTCGTTCAATATGGTCTATACTTGGCTCTTTTTCAAGATAACATTGTAAAAGCAAAAAGCGACTTTGCAGACTTTCGTTCTAGCTTTGAGTTCGATACTGACGGTAAAGGACTTAAAGAACTGGTCGAACTGTGGCAGAAAGAAATTTAATGAGCTGAAAGGACTGTAAATGATTTTAAAACATGCTATTAAATATTTAGAGCTAACTGGTTCAGACTTTATTACAGATTTAAAAGACTTTGCAGACCTACAAAATTCTTTTGTCGCTGGATATATTCCTGATGACTTTACAGAGCAAATGGAGAGCTTTACAGACAAGTTATTGATACTTTGGGTAGATTGTAACGGAGGAATGCAAAACGCATTAGACGACAAAACAGAGCTTCCTACAACTAACGAGTTAATTAATATCTTCTGTAAAACTGTTTTTATTCAAGAAAAAGAGGAAACGGAAGACGAAATGGTCTTCTTTTCTTCTAGTTCATTGATTAAGAAAAAGAAAGATACTGTAAGGGAAAATAAAACCTTAGAACTTTTGACTATTTTAGGCAATAACGAAATTGATATAACACAGTTCATGGAAATGGAATTAGAACTTGTTTATAAAATAATTGAACTTATTGCAGAGAAGAAGAAAGAGGAAAAAGAAAAAGAGAAAAGGCGTAAAAGAAAGGGTATGTAATGGCAAGTAATGCAAAGTTTGAGGTCGAGATATATGGCAATGTCACGAAGTTCGAGAACTCACTTAAAGGTGTCAATACCGCAATGTCAGGGCTTAGAGGAGAAGCTAAAAACTTACGCGAAGCTCTAAAACTTGACCCAGCAAATCCAAAAAAAATGGAACAATTGCAGAAGAATTTACAAGCGCAGTTGGCCTTATCACGTGACAAAGCAACAAAATTAAAAGAAGAGCTTGCTACTGTAGATAAAAGCACGCCAGCAGGTCAAAAAAAATGGTTACAGCTTACTAGAGATTTAGGCACAGCAGAAACACAAGCTAATAGGCTAGAGAGCGAAATTAAGCAAGTCGAGGGCGCTATTAAATCAGGTTCTTGGAACATTGAAGCTAAAATGGATACCAAGGGTGTAAATAGCGGAATTGACGGCATGAAGTCACGTTTTAGCAGTCTTAGAGAAATTGCGGTTGGTGCATTCAGGCAAATTGGTGCAAGTGCTGTTAGTGCTGTCGGTAATGGCTTAAAAGGCTGGGTATCTGACGCAATGGATACTCAAAAAGCCATGATTTCATTGCAAAATACAATGAAGTTCAAAGGCAATGGACAAGACTTTGACTATGTAAGCAAATCTATGCAGAAGCTCGCTAAAGCTACAAATGCAAATACCGAAGATACTTTAAAACTTTCAACGACCTTTATTGGTTTAGGAGATACTGCTAAATCAGCAGTTAGTAAAACGGAAGCATTAGTAAAAGCTAACCAAGCATTTGGTGGTACTGGCGAACAATTAAAAGGTGTAGTTCAGGCTTATGGTCAAATGTCAGCAGCTGGCAAGGTTACTGCTGAAAACATCAATCAGCTAACAGATAATAACACAGCTCTTGGTTCAGCGCTTAAATCGACTGTTATGGAAATGAACCCAGCGTTAAAACAGTATGGTTCGTTTGCTGCCGCTAGTGAAGAAGGTGCAATATCGGTTGAAATGCTGGATAAGGCTATGCAGAAACTTGGTAAAGCAGGTGGTGGGGGAGTAACTACTATTGGTGACGCTTGGGATAGCTTCAATGAAACATTATCACTAGCATTACTTCCTACACTTGACGCTTTAACTCCTATTATTAGTGGTTTAATTGATAAAATGAGCGCTTGGGGCGAAAGTGCTGGTAAAACTATAACAAAGGTTATTAAGTATTTTCAAGACTTGTTTCAAAAACTGCAAGAAAATGCAGCCACTTTAGCCTTTTTAGAGGCTTGGGATAATATAAAAAGCGCATTTGATTCCATAGTTTCTATTATAGGAAACGTCATAAATTCATTTCTTGGAATAAATACAGAAACAACAAAAAACGCAACAAGTATAGATAACGTAGCAAAGAGCATAGCTGTATTTGCTGGTAAATTTTCAGAAGTTACGAAAAAAATAGCTGATTTTTTGAAAAAAATTAGTGAAAGTAAAAACGCAATGGATAATATAAAGGTAGCTTTAGTTGCTTTGGCTGGCGCATTCGTTGCTTTGAAAGTTATTAATGGAATCATTAAGGCTTTCGAGATATATAATAACATAGTTAGAATTGGAACAGCTATACAAAAAGGTTTCAATGCTATAATGGCTATAAATCCATTCGTAGCTATTGGTATAGCTATCGCAGCTATTGTTGCTGGTTTAGTTTATTTCTTCACTCAAACCGAAACAGGTAAAAAGGTTTGGGCTAGTTTTGTGGACTTCTTATCGCAGTCAATTGAAGCTATTAAACAGTTCTTTACTGGTTTAGGTACTTGGTTTAGTGAGTTATGGACTTCCACAGTCGAGGGTACAAAAACCATATGGAACGGAATAACAGAATTTTTTAGTGGCTTATGGAATGGAATAGTGACGATTATAACTAATGTTTTCGCTACAATAGCTAGTGCAGTAACAGGCGCTTATAACTGGTTCGTCACAACTTTCCAACCATTAATTAGTTTTTATCAATCTATATTTAACCTAATAGGATCAATTATTAATGTAGCTTTTCAACTTATCTTGGCTATTATTCGCGGTGCTTACCAATTAGTCATTGGTGCATGGAAAGGCCTATCAGGTTTCTTTGGTGGAATATTTAACGCTGTTAGTTCAATAGTTTCGTCAGTATTTAGCGCAATCGGAAGTTTTGCTTCTAGCGCTTGGGGAGTAGTTCGCTCAATATGGAGTGCAGCAGCTGGTTTCTTTAGTGGCATATTCAACGCTGTTCGTGGTGTAGTAAGTGGAGTATTCAGTTCTCTTGGTGGCTTTGCTTCTAACGCATGGTCAAGGATTTCAGGTGTATTTAGCGGAGTCGCTAGCTTCTTTAGTGGAGTGTTCAATGGTGCTAGAAATGCAGTTAGTGGAGCATTCAGCGCCTTTGCTGGGTTCGCTTCTAATGCTTATAATGCAATAATAGGAGTATTCAGTGGGCTTGGTAGTTTCTTTAGCGGACTATTCGGCGAGATCAGTAGCACGATAAACAGCGTTCTAGGTGGTGTAACAAATACAATCAATAATATATCAGGAGCAATTAATGGTATCGCTGGTAAACTTGGCGGACTGTTCAAAGGTTCTATGGTAGTAGGCTTAACAGATGTCAACTTATCTTCTAGCGGGTACGGTTTAAGTACGAACAGCGTATCAAGCGACAATAGAACATATAACACATTCAACGTGCAAGGTGGTGCTGGTCAAGATGTTTCTAACTTAGCACGAGCAATCAGACGAGAATTTGAACTAGGGAGGGCTTAATGGTAAGACAGTACAAAATACATACCAATTTAGACGGAACAGATGATAAAGTTTGGGACGTTACAAATGGAAAAGTTAGATTTTACCAGCCCTCTAATTTAGGGTTACAATCAACTAATAATATTTGGCAAAGTAACGGTATCGGAGTAATGGGAACACGCTCAATCACTCAACCTCAAATAGAGTTTAAGCTAGAAACATTTGGCGAAAGTTTAGAAGAAAACTATCAATTAATGAAAGACTTCGTAAATGATATTATTAGCAAAAAATTCGTTACACTTGAATATCAAACGGAAATTTTTCAGGTATATGCTGATTTAGCTTTAGCAGATGTCACAAAGACAGAGGGTTACGGTAAAAATGGAACTTTCAGCGAAAAGATAACTTTTGATATAATAACAAAGTGGTATACTTACGAAAATTTAACTTTTTACAAAATTCAAAATGGTAAAGTTATCGCTGGTAAGTCTAAAATTTATGGTGGAATAGCACCGGGAAATTATAAATACATCAAAGGGATTTCTTACACTTATTATGGAGAATCAAATATAGAACGATTAAGTCGCTGGGACATAAAAGATGAAATATTTAGTTTTATGGGGATATTATATCCGCAACTTCCTAAAACACCTACTGGAGTTAGGTTTTTAGATGATATTGGAAACGAATATACTGCAATTGTGTTTAAGACGGAACAGGTACAGGATTATATTTTAATCAATACAGATGTAAATGATGAAATTTATCAAGGCTGGAACGGAACGACTTCATTAAATTTGTTCCCTGTAATGGACTTCGAGAGATACAGAACTCGTATAATTAAAAAAGGCCAAATGGAGCTAATCAATTTAACTAAGGCAGAATTTAAAATCAAGAGAAAGGCGGACTTCGTTTAATGTTGGAAGCTAACGTTTATGATAACTTTAACCCTAACTATTATAATATATCTGACTTTACTCTTCCTAACGGCAAAAAAGACAAAAGAGGTCTACCAATACCAAAGGCAAGATGTCAAGTTATTGACTATGAATTGTGGGAGACTGGTTATCTTTACACTTCATCGGCTACATTGACCGTTTCAGTAGAAGTTGGCGATATTGTTCAAATTCTCTTTCCTGAAGTTGTTCCAATTGAGGAAACTCTAGGTAAAAAAAGAAACTTAAACTTAGATATAGTTTATCTTGTAACAAGTGTAGATGAAAGCAATAAAGCTACATTAAAGAACTATTTTTGGGCAATGATTGAAAGCCTAGATATTCCGAACGCAATAACCAAAACGACAAACTCTGCTATCATTGACTATCTAATTGACCCTAATAAAAATAATTTAATGAGCTATGGTTATTTCTTCAATTCAAGTATCTTTGCTGGAAAGGCTACAATCAACCGTAAAGCAGAAACTTCATCAGCCCACGACGTAGCAAAAAGGATATTTTCCAAGGTTCAATTTCAACCAACTACAACCATTCAACATGCTTCATCTGAAACAGACCCTAGAAACTTGTTATTCATTAACTTCGCTTCTAGAAACTGGAACAGAAACAGAATCACGACAAGGGTAGATTTTAAACAACGTGTAGCAATGGACACGGAAACAATAGTAGAACGTTCAGCTTATAATTTTGCTGTTGTGTTCGTTAAAAGCTCAAATACAGATGACTATAAAGACCCTCCTAAAATGTATACAGCCAAAAACAACGGCGATGTCATTGATTATAGCACTTATCATGGAGACGGAACAGACTTGCCAGAAGTAAGAACTGCAAAAACATTATTTTATGATAGAGATGACCACGGAAATCCTCCTGACATGTCAACTATTAAGGCTGAAATTTCTCCCTCTACAATCGTCACAAGGTTATTCTTTAATCAAAATGAGCTCTTGCCTTTATATGTTAATGACTTAGTTGATATATGGTACGAAGGTAAACTGTATTCAGGTTACATAGCAGATAGAGTTAAAACAGAGTTCAGTGATAGACTTATTTTTGTAGAAAGCGGAGACAAACCGAATGTTATATGAGTATGTAGCCACTTATGGCGACAAATATAGAATAGATAGCTTTAAAGGGTATAGAGAGCTTCGTAAAGACCACTTAGAACTATTGTCAGGTAAAGTATACTATAATAGCGAAAACACGCTTAGAATTGAAACTACACTCTTGTATGAAGTTGGTCAATTTGTGTCAATTGGCGGTTATCCGTATGGCGGTAGAAAATTTAGATTATTAGAACTTTCAATTACTGATAACCCAGTTTTAGATAAAGCGAAGATAATTTCAAGAAAGGTAAAAAATGACAATTAAAAACTTTACATTCTTTAGTCCAAATGGTACAGAGTTTCCAGTAGGTTCAAATAATGACGCTAAACTCTACATGATGTTATCAGGAATGGACTACACAACGTTCAGGCGTACCGACTGGAGTTCTCCTGTTAATACAGCCTTAAACGTTCAATATGTTAATACTTCTTTCGTTGTGGCTGGTCGTTACTTTGAATTGATTAATGAGACCGTAGCCCTTAAGGCTGACTCGTTAAACTATATTCACATTAATATCGATTTGACGAAAACGACAGAACCGGTTAGCGTATCTTGCGAAACAGCAGATAACAGTAATACAATTGACTTGAACAATGATTCTGGGGTTTATAAGCGTGTTGTAGACATCATTACAACTAATGGTTTAGGAGTGACGAGCCGTGTAACACCTACTCAAAAAACAACTGTGGGAGATTTAACTTCTAACAGTCTTAGAACAGGCGATTTAGAATTTACTGGAAACTTAAAAACTCCAGCGAAAAGAATTCTTTTTTCTGGTGCTTCGTTGTTACTTGACGGAGACGTTGTCAATGTTTCTAAAAATATATCAGACTGTGCTAATGGTTGGATTATTCACTTCACAGAGTTTAAATCACATATGAACGGAAATACAAGAAACTCACTTAATCAGTGGTTCTTTATTCCTAAAGAATCAGTACAGTTAGCTGATGTAGGACATTCTTTCGCTCTTGCTAATTCCACCGGCGGTATTGTAACTAAATTTGCATATTTGCAAGGTAATCGAATCACAGGTCATGGGGTAAACAATAACACATCTTCAAAACAATTCGCACTACAACACGTATTGGAATATTGATAAATATAATTTAGAAAGCAAAATAAAATGGTAACTAGAATGATTTTAATAACTATCTTAATTTTGGCGATTTTATTCGCTACGTGGGTCAAAGATAGAGAAGCGATGAACCCACCTTTCAAACGTAGACTTGTGATTGATTTGACGGTAGTCTTCGCGCTATGGATTTTATATGCAGTCTTTTACTTTACACAAACACCCTCAACTTCTGATATCGCTAAAACAGTGATTAACGTAGGCTTGTTGTACTTCGTAGGACAGTTTATTTATTTAATTGCAAAAATCAGCCCTATGTTTGACGGTTTGGTTAAACTCATTAAAAAGAATGGTGTAAATATTCCTGAAACAGAAGCAGAACAAACGGAGGATAAAAAAGAATGAATATAACTAACGCTGGTGTACGTGGTCATAATCCTACTGGGGTTGTAATTCATAATGACGCTGGTTCAAACGGTGCTAAAACTAGTTTTTATGATAGTTGGTTACCTAATCATGATCCAGAAGAGGGCTTTGCTCATGTATATATTGCTTCTGACGGACGATTGCAGGCTTCAGACTTCTCTAATATGGCATACCATTGTGCTAACTCATACGGTAATGCAAATTATGCCAGTTGGGAAGTATGCCAATCAGAGGGCGATTTAAATCAGTTCTTGAGGAATGAACAAGCGGTACTAGATGACGTAGCTAAGTATATGAAACAATGGGGACTAACTCCTAATCGTGATACTGTGAAGCTACATCAGGAGTTATCATCTACTTCATGTCCTAGACGTTCCGTAGAGGTACATGGTGGCACGGTGGAAAGTTGTCGCTCATACTTTATCGCAGAACTAAATAAGCGCCTTACAGGGCAAACTAGCACAATAGTAAACAATACACAAACAAATACAGAATTAGAGGACGATGATTTAATGAAATTTACATATCAAGTTAATACAAAAGACGGAAAACCAGCTGGCGGAGTATCCTACTTCAATGGAACAAAAGTAATTGGCTTAACTAATGCCGACCAATGGACTATCGTTAAACAAATTTATAAAGATACGACAGGGAAAGACCTTAAACATTACGTTTGGAATGAGGGAGCGCCTTGGCACTTACGTTTCTTACAAGCCAATAACATCAAAGTTGAAATGGCGCCGAACAAATAAAAAAGACCACCTTAATTGGTGGTTTTCTTTTGTAATTGAAGATATCCTACTTTCTATTTTTTACCATGTCGCCCAAGCTGTTCCACCTGAACCTTGGTATATGCTTACAGCTTTGTCTAGATATTCTTGAGGACTTAAGTTAGATACTTGACCATGTACGCTTTGATTAATCTGTAATAGTCCCCAGCACCCAATAGGATTCTCAACATAAGGGTTGCCACTAGATTCCTTATAAATAACATCAAGCCATTTACTAGCACTTGCTCCTGTCTTACTTGCCATGTAATTCGCTGCTATTTCAGGACTTACGCTAGACCAATTCGTCCCAATAATGCCATTAGTTGCTTCGTTTGGTACAACTCTCTCATTTTCATATTCTCCACTAGCTTCTTTCGTCCTTTCGGATTCAGATTGTTCAGTTTCCTTATCATGTTCTCTTGCGATTCTGTCAGTTTCGGCTCGTTTTTCAGCTTCAACTCTTCGTTGATTTTCTTTACTAACTCGTTGTTCTTCAAGTGCTTTCTCCTTAGCTTGCCTTATATGCTCATATTTTGCTTTCTCTTGCGTTTTAAACTCTTGTTCATATAATTGTGCCACAATATCATAAAAGCCCTTATCAGCCCTTTTATGAGCTTTTTGAATCAATGCGATACTTCTAGTTGTGTCGTCTGTTAAAATAAAGATAATTACTCTCCTTTTTCATGGTTCAATTGCTTACCTGATTAATTGCTTCAATAATATTATTGCCGGTATTTATTAGAATTTCATCACTTACAGTTACATTCTTTCTTGAAAATAGTTCGTTCTCAATCTTCATAAAGTGCATTGCTTTAGCTAAAAATTGAGCTGATGATTCATAATATAATGTTTCTAGTTCATCATCTGAAAGCTGCGTTAAGTCATCATTATCAAAAGTTGTAAGTTTTCGCTTAATCTCTTTGCCTTCATCATTTTCTTCTATATAGTAACGTTTCATCTATTCATACCTCTAATTTAAAATTTTTCAATAATATACCGTTTAGAACCAAGCTCAAATGTGATTAGATAATTATTGAAAGGGTCTTTCTTGTTCAAGTCATTAGCAATCTTTCTAGCTGTTTGCTGTGGATATTTTGACCTGTTTATCTCACTCGTATATTTGTGTAGTATTATCTCATTGCCTCCCTTTGCATTCTACGCTTCAAACGTTGCTTATATAGATATTCTTTGCTTGGCTTTAAACTAGCCAATAACTCATCTAATAAGTCCAAAACCTTTCCTCCAGAACCTGCACTATCCATTTTTTTAAGTGTAAGCTCGTGCATTTCATCATCATTGAAAAACATAGTAAGATAAGGGAATGCTACGGTATGCGGTAAACTCAAGCGTGATTTAGTTGTATGTAACTTAGGCCATGTACCTGTCTCATCTTTAATTTTTAACTCAAGTTGGTTGATTCCGATTCCTTGTTCTTTCAGTACGCTAGTAATTCTTTCATATAATTCTTCGTTTGTCATTATGCTATAACCTCAATTATTTCTGTATGCTTTTTAACTTCATATCTTTGTTCTTCTGGAAGCAATTCATTCCATTTTAAAGCCTCTTTTTTATTATAAAACTTACGTGATTTAATTTCTTTTTCCAATATCCAAGATACTGTGTAGTATGTAAATTCATCTTTCATTATCCAATTACTCCTGTCTTTATGTTTAATCTTTGCTGACTTGATAAGTGATATAAATTGCACCACTTGCAGTAATAAGCTCTAACCGGTATTTTATCATTTTTGTTTTTCTTGCTCTTTTTAGCATGTTGGGCACTTACTATTGAATATAAAGCGCCCATTTTTGTGTATTTGCGTTTTTTACACATATTATTCACTAGCTTTCTTAACCATTGCTTGCTGAAAAGTTATATTAGTTCCTTCAAGCATATTACTTTGGATTTCTCCTTGTTTAATAAACCCTTTTTGTTCTAATTTAATTACTTGTTTTGTTAATCCTTTTAATGTAAATGCTGTTGCTACTTTAATTTTGTCCTTAGGTTTTCTGTTAAATAATTTCATTTATTTTTTCACCAAAACTTTCTATTTTCGTGTCTTCGTAATTAATTATCAAAAACATTCCATTCATTTATCGTAAATAATTCAAAGCCATTTAGCTTACTTTGCTTTTCAATTTCCACTTGGTTTCTATCTAGGTCTGTCAGCAGTTCAATTACAGGCATACCGTTATCAAGCCACCTGATGACTGTATTAGCTTTAAGACCGAAATACTTAGCACATTGAGCCTTACAGCTGAAGTGTAGTTCTTCTTCCGTTGTAGGGTTATAAGCTACTACCTTTATAGTTTTTTGCGTTGCCACTGTTTAACCTCCTTTCTATAAGACTATAATAACAAAAAAAGTCAATGCTGTCAAACATTAACCCTTTTTAATTATTTTATTCCTTCCCAGCGTTCAAAATCATCAGCTAGTTCTTGTATAAAGCCCATAATGTCGTCAGTAGTATACTCTGTAAGCTCATTCTCGTTACTTAAGTTAGCAAGTTCTCCTGCATAGTCTAAAGCCTTGTTACGGTCTTTGTCGTAGCTTTCACCATCTTTCTTGCCAGCTCTCACTAGATACTTCAATACCTGCATTGTATACCAACCTGCAAGCTCTTCGTAGTTAAAATTATGTTTCAAGTATTCGTTAAGTTCCATACCGTATTTATTAGCATAGTGCTTATTTTCTTTAAAATTCATTAGATGTTACCTCCAAGCCATGCAATAAGCAACGTCGCAATCATACCTATCCAAGTGATAGCGATAAGCATAAAGCCAACACATGCAACTATCATTAAAGTTTTTACTGTATCTTTCATTTTGTTCTCCTCTATTTATAACTCTATTCTATCAAATTGCTTTTACTTCGTCAAGAATTAACTATTCTTAACCATAAATAACTTTTCATTTTTCCTTTTGCTGTTTTCTCCACCTTGTAAAGTGCTACGTGCTTCATCAAAAGAATATACAGATTCAAAGCGTTCGTCAGAAATTGAATAACTTGAAATTATAACGATATTATTTTTAGCAATTTCAAATGCCCAGTCATAAAACTCTTGACTATCGAATGAATTGATATAACCTTTTTGGTTACTTCCTTCATAAGGAGGGTCAAGATATAAGATAGCACCAGAAACTTTGCTAAAATCATGATAACTTTTATTCGTTGCTTTTATTTTATTTAATTGCTGGAGTTGTTCAAGTTGTTGAAGTCGTTCAAGTTGTTGAAGCCGTAGAAGTTGTTCAAGTTGTTTATGTATTTCTTGCTTAGCGTTAAACCAATTCCAGTCAAGACCAGAAGTAACTTTCTTATATGTTTCTGTTTGTTTATAACCACTAAAAACGTCATGCTTTTCAATAATTTCTTTAGCTAGATTATATTTTAAGTCTGAAATTTCTTTAGAATATAAATAATCCTTCTTATTATTGCCAAAAGAGTTGACTAGCAACTTCAAAAAGTCGTCTGTTATCTTGTTTTCTTTAGCCTTAATCTCGAAGAACTCATCTCTTGAAATAATAAGTGTTTTAATCCATTCACGGTCTTGAGAGACAACTCGTTCAAATGCCTTAGTTATATCCTTGTCCAAGTCGTTATAGTGCACCTCCAAGCCATTTAAAATACATTCGGCTGTAATTGCTCCGCCACCTCCGAAGATGTCGTATATCGGCTTGTCTATGCCAAAGTTCTGTTTGATAATTTCAATTATCTTTTTGCTTATCTTTTTCTTGCTTCCTTGATATGGTAGCCCAATAGGTTTGCCTTTTCTGATTTTCTTCTCGTCTAACTTAAGCATTAAAATTCCTTGTCTTTCTAGTTTGATATAATTTATTCCAGTTTTCTATAAGTTCCAGCAACTTAGGTTCATCATATTCAGTAA